TTATGCATCCGTTCCACATGCTCGGTGTTGCTGGGGTATTCGGTGGATCTCTTTTCTCTGCTATGCACGGAAGTCTTGTTACTTCCTCACTTGTACGTGAAACCACTGAAACTGAGTCCCAGAACTACGGTTACAAGTTCGGTCAAGAAGAAGAGACCTACAACATTGTCGCCGCACACGGTTACTTCGGTCGTCTGATCTTCCAGTATGCATCCTTTAACAACTCACGCTCTCTGCACTTCTTCCTCGCTGCGTGGCCTGTTGTCGGCATCTGGTTCACTGCTCTTGGTGTTAGCACCATGGCATTCAACCTTAACGGATTCAACTTCAACCAGTCGATCATCGACGGTCAAGGTCGTGTCCTCAACACCTGGGCAGACGTTCTGAACCGTGCAGGTCTGGGTATGGAAGTAATGCACGAGCGCAACGCTCACAACTTCCCCCTCGACCTCGCTGCTGCTGAGTCCACTCCTGTGGCACTGACGGCACCCGCAGTTGGTTGATCTAATTTGCTATAATTCCGGGAGACCTTCGGGTCTCCTTTTTTTATTCCAAAAATTGTAAAGTTTCTTTGCTACATTCTCATGATTGGTAAATTAGATCCAGAAGAAAGAGTTTTAGAAACGGGTCCTGAACCTTTACCCGCTTGGTTTCCTCAGACTTCTAACGAACCATACGATAGGCATGATTACCGATTCGTTTTTCGCAACGGAGAGAGTATAATCTTCAACAGTTACGATCTCTTAATGGAACAATGGTTCAACACTCCGGCGCTCTTCAAATCTCATGTCGAAGTGTTAGATAAACCACACACAAAAAACAAAAATAAGAAAGGAGGTTTTAAATAGTTATGGTAGCTTCAACTTTAGTACAACAACAAGAGAGGGGGTGGTTCGATGTCCTTGATGACTGGCTTAAACGGGATCGCTTTGTCTTTGTGGGCTGGTCTGGATTACTTCTTCTTCCCACTGCTTATCTTGCAATTGGTGGCTGGCTTACTGGCACTACGTTTGTCACAAGCTGGTACACTCACGGGTTGGCGTCTTCCTACCTTGAGGGCGCTAATTTTCTCACAGCGGCTGTGTCAACGCCTGCTGATGCTATGGGTCATTCTCTTCTTCTACTTTGGGGTCCTGAGTCTCAGGGAGATTTCCAACGCTGGTGCCAGCTTGGGGGACTCTGGAATTTTGTGGCGCTCCACGGAGCCTTTGCTCTCATAGGTTTCATGCTCAGACAGTTTGAGATTAGTCGTTTAGTAGGAATTCGTCCGTACAATGCGATTGCTTTTTCAGGTCCTATTGCCGTATTTGTTAGTGTATTTCTCATCTACCCTCTCGGACAATCGAGTTGGTTCTTTGCGCCGAGCTTTGGTGTCGCGGCAATCTTCAGATTCCTACTTTTTCTACAAGGATTTCATAACTGGACACTCAACCCCTTCCACATGATGGGTGTTGCTGGTATACTTGGAGGGGCACTGCTCTCTGCAATCCACGGTGTCACAGTAGAAAACACTCTGTATGAGGATGGTGAAGGTGCAAACACATTTAAAGGATTTACTTCAGATCAAGAAGAAGAAACCTACTCAATGGTTACTGCAAACCGTTTCTGGTCTCAGATCTTCGGTATTGCATTTAGCAATAAGAGGTGGTTGCATTTCTTTATGTTGTTTGTTCCTGTTATGGGTCTTTGGACAAGTTCCATCGGTATTATTGGTCTTGCTCTCAACCTTCGCGCTTATGACTTTATTTCCCAGGAAATCAGAGCAGCAGAAGATCCAGAGTTCGAGACGTTCTACACCAAGAACATTCTCCTGAATGAAGGTCTGCGTGCATGGTTAGCACCAGTTGACCAACCACACGAAAAGTTTGTGTTCCCTGAAGAAGTTCTTCCTAGAGGTAACGCACTGTGAACGGATACCTTGTACTGGTTTATTTTACCTGCTTTGCCTTGATTGCTGGCGCTGCATTTGCTATGATGTGGGGAAACATTCAATCTATAAACAAGATGATGGACCAACCCCCAAAACCGAAACATCCTGAAGCACCTGAACCAGGTGAACAAGTGATGTATGTCGATGTGTCTCAGATGAACGCAGAACAGTTTAAGAACGAAAAAGAAAGGTTAGAAAACCTTTACAACGGTTCCGAAGAATGATATACTGGGGTCTACGGACCCCTTTTTTAATGCACGATTTTTTAGACAATCTGGCAAACGATCAATACCAGAAGACCTCTAAACCTCCGGTCAGTAAATCCAAGATCACTCCTCAGACTTATATTGATATGAATAAAGAGTTTGAGGAGGAAGGAACTCCCTTCAGGATTACTGTCCCTACTCAGGAAGAGATTGATGAATGGATGGAGAAAAAATGAAACCAATCGTAGATGGAAAAGTAAAGAGTGTCTATCAGGGTGTTGACCCAGAACAAGTCCTGATTCACTATCACGATAAAGTTACCGCTGGTAATGGTGAGAAAGAGGATTACCCAAAAGGTAAGGGTAAAATCAATAATGATATCTCTTGCATCATCTTTAAGGAACTGGAGAAGGCAGGTATCAGGACTCACTTCATTCAGTATGCTGGTCCAGCACTGATGAGGTGTAAGAAGGTTGATATCATTCCTATCGAAGTTGTGGTCAGGAACATTGCTGATGGTTCTATTGTCAGACAGACAACCATTCCAAAGGACACTGTGTTTAATCCTCCTCTCATTGAGTTTTATCTGAAGGATGATAGTAAGAACGATCCACTTCTGACTGAAGATAGGTTATCTCTGATGGGATATAGCAATCTTCGTTTAATTAAGCAGTATGCAAGGGAAACCAATGCAGTTGTCTCTGATCTATTCAAGAGGATTGGAATCACTCTTGTTGATTTTAAGATTGAGTTTGGTACAACTGCTGATGGTAAGGTCGTTGTTGCTGATGAAATTAGTCCAGATGGATGTAGACTACGGAACGCTGAAGGTCAGAGTATGGATAAAGACTTGTTTCGTAAGGAAAAAGGTGATATAATTAATGCATACCAAGAAATTTTGGACAAACTAAAGAAATGAAAATTTTCCTAGACACAGCAGATACGGAGTTGATTCGCAAGTATAATGACACCGGATTGATTGACGGTATCACCACCAACCCTACTCTGATTATGAAGAGTGGTCGTAAACCTGATGATGTCTATCAGGAAATCAAAGACATGGGTATCAATGATATCAGCATGGAAGTCATGGGTAATGCTGATGAGATGATTGCAGAGGGTCGTCGTTTGTTTGAGACCTTTGGTTTTCCTTGCACCGTCAAGGTCCCCATGACTCGTGACGGCATCGAAGCTTGTAGGCAACTTTCCTATAACAACATTCGTGTGAATGTCACACTTATCTTCTCTGCGGCACAGGCAGTCCTGGCAGCACGAGCAGGTGCATACTATGTGTCACCTTTCGTTGGTCGTCTTGATGACCAGTCTGTGGCAGGTCTTGAGGTTGTTCGTTCTATCTCTGAACTCTATCGCATCCAGGGTGCTCCCACTCAGATTCTCTCTGCATCTATCCGTAGTGTGCATCGTGCTGTACGTTCCTGGTATAATGGTGCTAGTGTGGTTACTATGCCACCCAAGGTATTCGATCAGATGTACGATCATATCCTTACTGATATGGGTATGGCAATCTTTGAGAATGATTGGAAAGGGGTACAACAGTGAACTATATTGTATACTCAAAAGAAGGTTGCCCCTATTGCACTAAGATTGTCCAAGTTCTTGGATTGATTGAGGCAAAGTTTGTAGAGTACAAACTTGGTAGAGACTTCACAAGGGAAGAATTCTATGGTGAATTTGGTGAAGGAACAACATTCCCACAAGTCCTAGCGGACCAAACTAAGTTGGGAGGATGTAGTGAAACGATCAAGTATCTCAGGGAACAAAAACTCCTCTGACATTAAGATAAATAAAGGCATAGAATTACTTTTAGGAGGTAGACCCAAACCTCAAAAAGGCAACTACATTAAGTTTGCCAAGATGGTCTCCCTCTTTAGAAGAGAGATACATTTTAGTTTTGAGGTATCATTACTAATCAAAAAGAAATCTCTCGGAGAAGGACTATGACTGCCGCAACTATAACTCTCTTCTCACTTGTTACAATTCAGTTTCTACTCATCGGTGGATTGATTGGGTTTATTGCAAGTGAAGTGCTCACAGCGCGACAGGCACCGATGCCATATATGCATCCTGAAATGTTGGATGAATACGGTAATGTATTACCAGATGAAATTTTAGCTGTAAGATTTGAAAATGACTACGAAACCGAAGACCACGACGAGGAAGACGACAGTTAAGAAAGCGTCTACCCCAAGAAAAGCAGCACCCAAGACTACACTTGAGTTGCCAGCAAATCCCTTTACCTTTGAAGTTCTTGCTCTGGTTAACAAGCAGAAGACAAAAGCAAAGAAGGTTGAGGTACTTAGAAAGTATGAGCACGACTCTCTCAAAGCACTGTTCATTTGGAACTTTGATGAGAGTGTGATTTCTTTACTTCCTCCAGGAGAAGTTCCATACTCCAGTATGAAAGATGAGCAGATTACCAGTGGTAGTCTGAGTACCAAGATCAACCAACTGGTTGGTACAATGGATTACTTTGACACCACTTCTCTTGGTAATGCTGCAGACATGAAGAAAGGTAAGACCACCATTCGTAAAGAATATCTCAGGTTCTACAACTTCTGTAAGGGTGGCAATGACCAACTGAAGTCATTGCGTAGAGAAACCATGTTCATCCAAATGCTTGAGGGTCTGCATCCACTGGACGCAGAGATTTTGTGTCTGGTAAAGGATAAAGAATTGGAAACCAAATACAAGATCACTAAAGAGATTGTATCCGAAGCATATCCTGATATTAAGTGGGGAGGTCGCAGTTGACTAAAGTAAGGATTCTACAGAAAGATTGTGATCCATCTCTTGGTGAGGATAAATCTCTTCCTAATACCTGCTACGTTGTAGAATACTACAGTGATGGCAGTAAGCACTATGATCTAGTTGTGTCTAGCAAGCAGGTAGATATCTTCGATCATTATTATGATGAGTATAAGGAAGGTTTCATTACCATGTATCAGTCTGAAGGAACTGCTAATCCCAAACTGTGGAATTCTTCATCTAACGACAAGAAAAAGAAATGAGTGATTTAAATGTAAACGCAAACATCAGTATCGATGGACTTGCTGATGTCAGAAAAAAATATAAAAAAATCAAAAGATACATGAAATCAAATCTGTTCCAAATCAAGACAATGGATGGAACAGAGACAATTGTATCTAATTTATTAAAAGATAATAAAACTGTATAGTAAGTTACAAACAGACTTGACTATATAGAGAACAGGGGTTATAATACCCTCATACGTTCATCCAATGTTAGCATTCCTGCTGGCATTCACCTTTGCCTCACATAATGATGCTAATCCTTACGATTGGCATATGAGTTGTGAAAGGTTCCTAACGAGACGAGTCGAAATCCTTATGGACGAAAACTTGGATCGACGTTCTAAGTACAACCTTATTGGTTACCTTAGGACAAAGGTTCCGGGAGAATGCAATCAGTTTCTAACATAGGACGCAAGTAAGTCGCGGAACGGAGCGTTCATCCCATGTTTGAATTCCTTTTATACTCTGGTATGCTTTGTGCTGATGCTGATGCATTAATCATCGGAATCAGAACAAACAGATCAGAACTACCTCCGAAGGTGGTAGTAGAATTGGTAGAGACCGTAAAGGAATCTGTTCCAGAATGTGAATTCTATTGGGACGCAAACGACTAAAGGAACGGGCCTAAAAATCCAACTACTTTAGGAGTCAATCATGAACACCCTTAATCTCATCAAAAAGCAAATCGACAAGGCAGCAGCACTGCACGATGCCCAAATCAGCGTCACCAAATATCGTGGTGTTGATTGCAAAGTGCATGAGGCACCTGAGGAAACTCACGGCACCTTCTGCTATCGCGGTCGTACATACATCAAGTGATATGGGAGCACTACAAGTCGCCGGGATCGTATCCCTAGGTTCTGTAGCATTTCTTTCACTGATATATGGAGAGATTAAAGTTCTTTCCAAATAATTAAGAGAGAGGTGTTCGCACCTCTCTTTTTTTGTACTTTTATGTTCTTTTAACAAATGTTAGTGAACTAACACAAACTTGTATAGATACCTTAGAATTACGGAACACCTATGAACTGAAAACTCAATCTATATCATGTGTAGACTTACTAGGAGGTTATTCTTATGCATAATATTATGTCTCGAAATCAATTAGCTGAGTGGAGACATATTGATAAAAACATAGATGATGATTTAGATCCAACAAATGATTACTTTAATTGTTTGATCGAGTGTGATGACGAACAATCAACTTGTAAACGTATTTGTAGGAGAC